AGCGGTGGCGGCGGTAGCAGTATTGACTTAACAGATAATATTGCTAAGGCGGCGGCTGAATATGAAGCGGCTTGGAATAAAGCATTTGCAAATATGGAAAATTCCGCTGTTGCTTGGGCTGATAAGATAGAGAAAGCACTTGAACCTGTTAGGAAGATATTTAAAGACTTTGCAATCGGGGATTTTTATGCAGCAGGACAAGATACATCTAACCTTGTGGCAGGAATTTTTAATTGGTTTGCAAAGGCTATAGATGATGTTCCTTGGTATACAATCGGACATAATGTAGGAGAGTATTTAGCTGGACTTAATTGGGTTGAAATATTTTCAAGCCTTGGCAATGTGTTATGGCAAGCCATTAAAGCAGCTATCGAATTATGGAGCGGTTCATTTACGGCAGCACCAATTGAAACGACCTTAATAACGGCTATAGCGGCATTGAAATTTACAGGCTTAGGAAGCGTTTTGAAAAAGAAACTTGTTACAGTAATAGGAACAAGTATTAAAGGTGCTTTAAAATCATTCGGAACAGGCAGTATAATATCAGGAATAGGTGGATTACTTACAACAGATATAGGTACTATTATAGGAGCAGGAACAGCAACAGAAATAGGCTTAACTATAGGTGCAGGAATAGTAGGCGGAATAGTAGCTGCTATTGCTGGATTTAATTTAGGTAATTGGCTCAACGAAAAATTAACAGGTGAGAAAATAGATATGTCAATGTTCGACCAATTAGCATATCTTATAAAAGCACCATTTGAAGATTTACCTAGCTTTATTGACGGAGTGATAGAAACTATCACATTCGGACATAAAGATGATATAGCAAATTGGTGGACTACAAGTGTTGCACCGTGGTTTACTAAGGAGAAATGGGGAGAACTGGGAGACAACATAAAAACATCTTTAAGCGAAAAATGGAACAGTTTTTCAGATTGGTGGGGCAATACAGCTATTGTAGGTTGGTGGAATAATAATGTTGCGCCATGGTTTGAAAAAGAAACATGGGTTGACGCTGTTGATGGAATGAAATTAGGAATACAAGAAAAGTGGGACTCAATCGTTGGTTGGTGGAATAGTCTCGCAATTGTTTCTTGGTGGAACAATGATGTAATGCCATGGTTTACTAAGGAAAAATGGGAAAACTTGGCTGACGGAATTAAAAAAGGTATTCAAGGGAAGTGGGATGATGTTGTGGATTGGTGGGATAGCAAACCAGCACTTCAACGCATTTCTGTGGCTATCGAAGATTTTAAAACTAAGATACAGAACGCTTGGAACAGCTTTAAGCAGTGGTGGAATGATTTAGGACTTGAATTTCCACACATTGATACACCACACTTTAAGATTGACGGAGAATTTAGCCTTGCACCGCCTAAAGTACCAAAAGTCAGTATTGATTGGTATGCAAACGGCGGATTCCCAGGCAAAGGACAATTGTTTGTCGCAAACGAAGTTGGACCCGAAATGGTTGGTACTATGGACGGAAGAACAGCGGTAGCTAACCAACAGGAAATTACACAAGGTATTGCTAATGCAGTTTATCCAGCGGTTTACAATGCAGTTGTAGCAGCTATGTCAGAAGCTAACAACAATGTAAACATAACATTACAAGGTGACGCGGATAAGCTATTTACAATGGTACAAGATAAAGCTAACAGCTATACAAATATGACAGGTCAAGCAGCCTTTCCGTATTGATAAGATAAAAGTATTGTGCTATTCTTTTGCTATATATAAAAAGCAAAGGGGTAACACAATATGACAGAAAAGAAAGCAAAGAAAAAAGACAGTAAACTAAGCATAGCGGCGGCAATCACAGCACTATTTATATTCACAATCCCAATAGGCTTTATATTGGCTATTGTAGATTTAATTAAAAGTAAAGGCGACAAGTCACAAAGGCACTTAGGCTCTTACTTTGCAATAGTATCGTTTGTACTATTTCTGATAGTCGCTTTTAGTAACGGAAGTGGTAACAGCAGTAACAATGCCAATGCTACGAAACAAACCATTGCAACACAGCAAGATACAGACACAGCAACGAATAATGATACAACACTTAAATACCTTAAGTATGATGTAATTACAGATAGCAATGACAGAGAAGTTCTTGTTGTTTATTTTGACTTTGCAAACAATTCAGAAGATAATACGGCTTTTGCATATAATTATGATGTTACATGCTTTCAAAACGGCAAAGAACTTGACTATCCGTTAGTTAGTTTTGACATTGACGAATACAATAATATTGCAAGAGAATTACAGACAGGTACAAATATTACAGTTGCAAGGATATATATACTAGAAGATAAAAGTAATGTTGATTTAGAAGTAACGCCATTGGGAGATGATAAAAAACTTATAAAATTAACATTAGAATTACAGTAGAGGAAATATGTATGTCAGTGAAAAAAGAACTAAACGAAATGCTAGAAGCAATAGGAGTGAAGAAGAAACAGCAACCACAAATTCAACACCCACTAAATCCTAACTTTAAAGGAGTGTACAGAGCGACAGAAAACGGATTGATTGAAGTATATTGTCCAAGATGTAGTAGTTGGGATTGTTCTCACGCGCAGATTACAACAACTGTACCGCAGAAAACTAAGACAAGATATACTGTTAATCTGAATCCCTTAAGACCGTTTACATTGGTTAATAAGAAAGAGAAGATTAAGCAACAAGGTGGAACTTATTCGCAACATAGGTTTGTGTGCAACAGATGTGGGCTGATTTTTTGGTAAACAAAAGGCTGTCAGCCCGACAACTGACAGCCAAAAGTCACAATACCGCTTAAACAAGCAGCACAGATATTATATAACACTAATTGAATTAATGCAATAGAAATATTAAGGAATGTATCAGAAATGGTGCATTCCTTTTTTAATGCCTTGAAAGGGGTGGTTTGATTGATTGACGCAGTTGTGATTGAGGGGGTTAGATTCCCAGTAGCATATAACGGCTACACATACAGCAGAAATAAGATATGGTCTAAGAATACAGGAAGAAATGACTACGGTGAAATGGTAGGCACAATCGTGGATATCAAAGACAAAGTAGAGCTTCAATTACCGCCACTTACAGGAGAACAAGCACTATTGCTTGATAATGTAGTAAGCGACGTAGATAACCCATTCCCAACGGCACAAGTCTTATTCTTAGGTGGCACGCAAAAGGAAATGACAATATATACAGGAGATGTGACATATCCGTATCTTACAAGGGCAAAAAATGAGGACGGACTTATAGTCGGAGCAAAATTAAGTTTAATTCAGAAATAAAGGAGAGTTCCACATGAAACTTAAAACAAGTGAGTTAATAGACAGATTTCAGAGTTTGAGCAACATATCACATGACAAGACTACAGGCAGAATTGCTATGGCTGTTATGTGCAATATCAAGGCGTTAGAAGAATTATATAAGGCAACATTACAGACTATAGAAGATACTAAGGTTAAGTATGCAGATAAGGACGACAGTGGTAATCCAGTTATCAACGATAATCAGTATCAGGTTACATCAGAGAACTTAAAGAAGTTACAGGAAGAATTGCAGGAAATCAATGAGCAAGAGATTGAAGTGCCTGACATGACAATGCTTCCTATGGACGCATTCGATAAATGCGAAGAAATTACACCAGCTAAATTATACTCAATTGAGTTTATGATAAGCCATTAATTAATCAATAAAAGGCGGTGTAGAATGAAGATATTAGACACAGCTATGACGGAAATTGTTAAGGGAAATAGTGCAAGATACTATTCTAAGTATGTTTTTGACGGAAAAGAACATACCGAAACACTTAACAATTTCAAGTTTCAAAACATAACAAATCCCAATAATGAAATTACGATAGGTAACACTTGCAGTAGCGGTGTTACCTTTTCTATTTATATGCCAACAGTAAGTCTTGAAAATAAAGAAATTACCATATTTGAGGGCGTTAAGGTCGGCACAGAAATTAAGTATATTAAGTTGGGAAAATTCACAGTTACTAAGCAGACAAGTGACGGAGAATACACAAGTTATGAAGCATACGACAGAATGTATAAGGCTGATATGCCTTACTTCTCGGATATGGCATTTCCTAGCACTGATAAAACTATTCTTAATGAGATATGCGGTAAGTTAGGTATATCTTTAGCAACAAATATAGCCACAGCACATACTATCAGTGACAAGCCGCAAGGATATACCTACAGAGAAATTATCGGTTATATGGCTATGTTGCAAGGCTGTAACGCGGTAATTAATTCTGATGGAAACCTTGAATTAAGGTGGTATAAGGATAGTGGATATGTACTTGACGGACATAAGTATTATCAGCAAGGCGTTACATTCACAACGAGTAAAGATTTTATCATACAGAAGCTGACTTGCAACAATACCAAAAGCGGTTCTACAGAACAAAGTCAGATTATTTCTGGTGACGGAGCGACAGGACTTAGTTTTGCCAATCCGTTTATGACGCAGGCAATTCTTGATGAAGTCTATAAAAAGATAGGTGGTTTTACATTTAGACCGCTTACAGTTAAGTTTGTCGGTGACTACCGACTAGAAGTTGGTGACATTATAACCGTCAACAAAGGTGGCGTTGATTACAAAGTGCCTATAATGCAGATTACGCACGAATGTGACGGCGGCTTAATGGATACTGTTACATCTATAGGTCAATCTGACACGGAGAATACAAGTGTCGCTTCTGGACCTATTACTAAGCAGATGGAGCGGTACTATGCCGACTTGATAACCGTTAATAAGGCACTAATTAATAAGCTAGATGTAGATACAGCCAAGATTACTTATGCAACAATAACTAATCTTAATGCAACTAACGCAACCATTAATAATCTTAAAACAAATAAACTAGATGCAACATATGCAGATATCATCAATGCTAATGTGGAAAGCCTTAAGGCGGCTAATGCAGAGATAATCAAACTTAAAGCTAATTCATTAACGGCGGATATAGCGGATTTAAAGTATGCACAAATTGATTTTGCAAATGTCAAAGGACAGGTTGTAACAACATCACTCATTAAAGATGGTGCAGTAACAAATGAAAAAGTGCAAAGTTTATCGGCAAATAAACTTACAGCAGGTACTATTGACGCAAGCAAGATTATAGTTACTAATCTTAATGCTGATAACATTACAGTAGGTACAATCAATGGCAAGCGTATCGGAACAGGTTCCTTATCTTTGGATAAGTTAGCCGAGGAAGTACCAACAAAAGAATATTTAGATAGAGTACAGGAAGATTTACAAGGGCAAATTGACGGAAATATTGAGACATTCACTAAGACAGAAATACCTACGCTTAATAATGAGCCGGCTATTAACTGGAAAGATAACGCAACGAAAAATAAGCATATAGGCGATATCTGTTATGTGGTTAATCCGGCTTCAAGTGCAGATGGATATTCATACAGATTTGCTGATACAGGTACATTAGAAACACCTAACTATGAATGGGTACTGATTAAGGATAGTGATGTTACTAAGGCGTTACAGGATATTATTAACATCAATGGTGAGATTACTGGAATTAAGAAGTTTAATGTTGAAATAAGCTCATGGAAAACTGATACAGACAGTGAATTATCAAGCCTTAAGACACGAACAACTACTCTTGAAACTGATATAGGTAACAAGGTTGATACTACGACATTTAATGAGGTTAAACAGACTGTTGATGAAAATAGTTCTACTATAACCAAAATGTCCGAAACCCTTAGTAAAAAGGCTGATAGCAGCACTGTTACAGCTTTAAGTAATACTGTTAATAGCATTAAACAGACCGCAGACAGTAACACATCAAGCATATCAAGTCTTACAACTGTAGTTGAGAAAAAGGCTAACCAAGATGAAGTTACAAACATATCTAATAAGCTGACAACTGTTGAACAGAACTTAAATGGATTGACGGTTGATGTTACAAACCAATATCAATACATTGATAATCAGCTTAATGGCAATCATAAGATATATGAGATTACACATGAACCTACTAGGGATAATTACCCTGCTAATGAATGGAGCATACAGATATATCCGTCAGACGATATATACCCAAGCGACAATACCACATGGCAATATACAGAAGATGAGTATGAGAAGTATGTTGGAACAATTGCATATTGGGAGAATCAGCAGAAAGCATGGAGATTTATTCGGAAATCTGACGGAACACATGATTGGGTTGAAATCAGTGCGACAGAAACAACCTATCTTCTTAACCAGAACGCTTCTTTAAGAATTGATGTGAACAACATAAGTACAAGTCTATCTTCTCTTACAACTAATATTCAGAACAATTATAGCACTACAACGCAGATGAATAATGCTATTACACAAGCAATAACTAAGGAAAGTAATAGCATCAAACTAGAGGTGTCAGGAACTTACACAACTAAGGATAGCGTAGCTAATACGCTTAAGAGCTACGCAACCACAGCTAGCCTTGCAGCTTATATAAAGAAAGACCCAACGACAGGGGAACTTAAATCTGCAATTGAAGCTATTGCAGATGATATAACACTTAATGCAAGTGGAACAATTAATATTAGTGGTAATAAGTCTGTTAATATCAATGGTAATCTGTTCACGCTTACATCTACTAATACTACTATTTCAGCAGATGGAACTATAAGATGTGATAACCTGATATCGAGCAATGCGAAAATAACAGGTGGAAGCATAAATATAAACACAAGCGGAAAAAATA